GAGCTTCCTGATATTCAGGATAGCCAAAAGAAAGGGGCGGCTTTGACTTATGCCCGCCGCTATACTGTTTGTGCTTTGTTATCAATCACGGCTGATGAAGATGACGATGCAAATAGCGCAAAGGATGCACAGAAAACCTACAACAGCAGACAATCAGTCAACAGCAGACAATTGTCCATTGGCAATGCCATTAAGCAAATCAGGGAATTTCTGAAAGTTGAGAAAGCCTGGGTTATAAATTGGCTGTCCAGTTATCAAGTTCCATCAATTAAAGAGCTAGAGTCTGCTGAACAACTCATTAAAGATATGTGCATTGACTGGGCAATTTCTCAGGGCGTGGATGAATTTCAGGCACTTCATTCTTATACAGAAAATGTTAAATCCCCTGATTTAACATCGGTTCAAAAATGGCAACAAGTGTTAAGAGGTGAGTTTCCTAAAGTTTTAACAGAGGTTGCGTAATCATGTCATATCCAAAAATTGATTGCATTGATCATGAGTCTATTAAGTCCGCATTATCTTATTTGGCGGATGTTGCCAGAGAACATGAGTTTGACGATCCCGCCTATTGTCAAAAGATTTTAGAATTTAGGCAGAAGCAGATCGAAAAAATTAATGAAGCTGTTGGAGAAATCCTAGACGCTTTTTATAATACAGAAAACTACACTGACCATGTTTCACGCTAATCCGCCAATCCCTTAACCCGTCTCTTCCCTGACTTCCGCTCCCTAGTTTCCTTTTTGGCTGTTAAATAAGTAAAGTAATTGCGGTGGAATCGCCACCGCTAAACATCATGAAAATATTGTTTTTGGATTTAGACGGCAAAGGACTATAAATGAATAACGCAGTTTTATCGGGCATCATTTCATCCCCTCCACAACTTAGATATAGCCATGACAACAAACCTATGTCTGAGTTCTTACTAGCATTTCAAAATGCTAGTAAATCGGAGTCTGTCAAACAGATTAAGTGTGTGGGATTTGGCAAATTAGCTGAATTAATAGCGCAACTTGATGAGAATCAAGCTATTGTCTTGGTTGGTGCAATCAACATTATCAGCAAAGAAAGTAAAAGTAACGGCACTAAAACCAAAGTAACTGAGTTTAAAATCAGTTGAGGTGATGGGCAATTATGTCCGCAAGGGCGGATTAATCGGCATTCTTGGACAAATAAAATTTGAGGAATGGACGGATAAAAGCACAGGCGAATTACGGTCAAAACCCGTAATTTTAGTTGGAGAATTAGAGCTTTTAGGGGGCAAGAAAGAACAAGAACAGGAGGACTTTTAAAATGGAATCTTTAGAATTTTGGCTTGAAAAAATTGCTAAAAATAGCGACGGTAAATTTACTCACTGGGAAATTGAAGTTTTATTTACTGAAATGACAAAACTTTTAATTCCACCACCCCTGGAGGTACAAATCTTGCCGCTGCTAGTAGCAATACGTGAAAGAGGGAAAAGCCATAAGCACAAAGCGAATATTGCCGTATTTACATTGGATCTAATCAAAAATTTCAAATCAACAGAAGACAAAAAATTCGATCCCGATTCTTTCTAAAACCCGTCCGCGATGACATAAAACTATTCAATTCAAAAGGGAAGGCAGCCGCCAAGCAAAACCTACCCCTATCACCAGGAGTGACCATGAAATTAAAACAGATCGTGATCGCATTAATAGCAATCTTAACAATTCTCAATATTGCTAATCCCACAATAGCAGCCCGTGACGATCAAACAGGAGATTGCATTAAAAAAGGAAAATGTAAGGATTAAAACAATGGAAAGAATGAAGTTCGGCTGGTGGTATCTCCGGTATGCTTTTACTTATGAACCTATGAAAGCATTTGGAGCGTGGGAAGATGAATGTAAGCGTCAATTCCCACAATACGACACATACTCTACTTTGGAGATGGTAGACGTTTATACGGACTACTGCTACCAGAACTTAATGCCTAAATCATTTATAGTGTCTGTCATAGATGCAGTATCTTATGCTTTTTTGTTTAATTTTAGGGGGACTTTCTACTTTCTTATCGTTCTTAAGCACAAAATAAGTTACCGCATTGGTAGCTTTTTGACAAAGAACAAGACAGAGATCATTGATGTTGACGTTACTGATTGGGAGTAATTTCGCCATTAGGTATCTCAACCTGCGAGTCCGCTAATTTTACGTTTACCAGTTTTCCGTTCCCTGGTTTCCTTCTTAAACGGATAAATACTGTGAATCAGATAACCCGCTGCATCACTCAGGTGAGAGAGTAGCGGGTTATCGTTTTTATTGATACCCTCATCACTCCACGTCACCTGTTCCAAATCCTTGATAAAGTTTTGGCAATTCGCAAAGTGGACATAACAGCGATTTTGGCGGAACAATTGATTGACAGAATGGACCCGATTCACAACAAATGGGTTGGCATCTGCAAATTTCCGAACCAAATAACCTTTGCCACGCATTGCGGCTAGTGGTTCTAAGCCCTGAAACACGATATCCCAACTACTTAACCGACTAGCCGCAGTTCTAGCGCGTCCGGTGGCATCCCCAAATATTTGTATTTCTGGGGGGATGCCGTATTTCTCCACCCAATCCACAATACTTTCCGTCAGTTCCCAAATATCGGAGTCCATCATAAACCACTCTTTGCAAAAGTGAATTTCGTTCCCGCGTTTTTGGGCTGCTAAACAAACTATAGGCGTGTGGTTAAAGTCAAAGGTTAGCAGCAGAGGGAGATTCGGGTCATATTCCAGTAGTTCGGCATCTTCATCCTGGAACGAGTGTTTGGTGCGGTCAAAGTATTTGTAAATTAAACCCTGTACCGTGTTGATGAACTGCCCCATAACTTCCTGTTGGTACAGTTCATCGCTATAGTTTGCCTCTAGTGAAGCTACATAATCCTCCCCTAAATATTTTTTATTTTCCAGTGACGACATTGAAACAATTTGGTAAATCCGTCTTAAGTCGTCGCTGCGTGTCGGATCTCCAAATTTATCCCACAGATAGTTATATCCGGCTGGTGACGTGGTTAATATTCCTTGACCTTTGAGCGTACCTGGACCACGCCCCAATCTTCCATCAATTGTTAAAAATGCCTTTTCCGGCGTATATGCAAACTCGTCTCCCCAAAACCACCGGATTTGTAAACCGCGCCCCGCTTGAGTTGAACCACTAAAAGCTGACGCTGACAGAACGTAAACGAACGCCCGATCCGGTCCGATATAGCAGCGTTGACAATTGGCGATCGCTAATGCCTGATCTTCTGCCGACTCACGCCAAGGTTCAAGGGGGATATTGAACATCCGGCAAACTTCGACCAATGCCAGAAGTGTGGCTCTACTCAATTGCCCGTAGCTATTTGCGCTGATCATACCTCTAGCGTCAGGTGCGAGTAAGGCACGGGAACACGCCCAAATTGCACCAGCGAAACTTTTGCCCCCGCCTATACCCCCAAGCAAGCCTGTCCATCTCTGCGGTAAATCGTTGGTGCTATCCCAGCCAGCTATCTCTAAAAACCGTGTTTGTCCGCCAGGATTAGGCTCAAATTCTTCAAACAGCGTGATCTTACTCTCACCTTGTGATTCTACCGCCAAGGCTTGCTGTATCGTGGATTCAAGGCTTAGTAATGTTCCCCAGGATGGCATTATAAGATTTTTTGGGAGTTTTCCCTAAATATAGACATAGCACCTCATCAAGGGGTGCTATGTCTTCTCTGCGAAATTTGTGAGAGTTCAACAGGAATAAAACAAGGATAACACACAATGGACGAGAATTTAAAACACCTGCTCATGAAACCGCTCCTTTCGGAATACGCGGGAGTTTACTTTTAAAGTCTTCATTGCCTTCTATACTCAAAACCTTAAAAGAAGGCAAGTTATAAACAGCGTGCGACAGGTCTAGATTATTCGGGGAATAAGAATGCCCCTGATATCCACGCGAAACCTCAAGCTCTCTTTCCCAAGCGTCTAAAGCCCTTTTCTCTATGCTTTGTCTGACACTTACTTTTTCTGCGGCGGCTTTCAGCTTGTTTTTTTGGTCGCTTGCTGCTGGGTAACTTTGAACTTTTACAACAGGATTAATGAACTCGAAAGGATCATTATGTTCCGTCTCAACTTCAACACTTGCTAAAGTAAATTCTTTTTTGCCTATGTCACCAAACGGGCAATATTCAAGTTTAATTTTCATGTAAAATCGCTCCTAAGATAAAATTAAAATGCTCTGGATCTCGCCTGTAAAAGGAAGCCATCTGAAAGGGAGTTTTAAAGCTTTCAACTCCCATCGAAACAACCTCAGTCCAAGTACCCGAAGGACCATATATCTTCCCTACATAGGGGTGTATAAAGTTGCCTGGGAATGCCATCTCATTATCTCTGTATCCGCTGAATCCAGTTATATCATTTATTTTCATAAGCTCAGACGACGTAGCCCGATCTTCAATGAATTTTCTTGACGCGACAGCCAATTGCTTATTCTCAAATTCCGAAAAATGCGCGTATTCGTGGAACACTGTCTCACGACGAGAAGTAAGGCTACTTTCAGCCTCTGGAGATAATTCTTTGCCAAGAATCTTTAGACCCTTACTTTCTAAAGTTAGTTCTCCAGTGTATGGATCTGCAAAGGCTCTATTTGTATCGGTACTTACTACTTTTTTTAGTTCTGTCGCACCCATGCCGCCTGTTATCATATAAACATCCGCTAAAGCAGTCAAAGTTGTTTCCCTGTCTTTACCTGTGAGCGTGAATTTGTCAGAAACAAGTGAATTAGCCCATTTTTCTGCATCTTCTCTATCAATTTTATGATGGGCTTTTAATTTCTGTAACGTTCCCTCTGCGGCCGCTTCAAGCTCTTTCTGGGCAAGTAACATTTTCTCATCCAATTTTGCTGCGTGTTTTTCATCTTTTTTGAACCATTTTCCTTGTTTGGTTTTCTTGTTATTCCTCTCTATGTCCATAAAGAAATTCTTTTTCTCAGCTTGAGCATCTTGTAATGCTTTTAGTGCTTTCCCCATAGTTTGATCAGAAAAATCCTTGCCTATGTTCATCAAAGCCTTATGATCCGAAGAATCGACTTTGTATGATATAGGTGTGGTTTTAGTGGGTTGAGTGGATTCTCCAGTTTTTTTGGTGGATTCCCCGGTTTCCTTAGTAGAACCCCTGGTCTTTTTAGTAGATTCTCCGGTTTCCTTAGTAGATTTTCCGGTTTCCTTGGTAGATTTTCCGGTTTCCTTAGTAGATTTTCCGGTTTCCTTAGTAGATTTTCCGGTTTCCTTAGTAGATTTTCCGGTTTCCTTAGTAGATTTTCCGGTTTCCTTGGTGGATTCCCCAGTTTTCTTTGATGCACAATTTTTAAGCGCGGAAATACAAGCATTTCCGCAAGCTTTACCTTTTTTACAGGTTTTTTCAAAAACCTCTAACGCTTTGCCCATACTGATATTTATCCTGTTTTAGCAAGCTTTCCCCTGATTTGAAAAACTTTCCAAAACCCCCTTGACGAATATTTGTTAGGCTGTTACTATATAAATGTAGAGAGGTCAAAAACAGTGAAACCCTAAACCAATAGCACCCCTCATGAGGGGTGCTATGTCTTCTCTGCGAAAATTGTGAGAGTTCAACAGGAATATTAGGAGTATAACACGATGGACGAGAATTTAAGAAAAGCTCAATGGAATTACGAAAGATCTGAAAAAGGTAAGGCACGGAGGAAGAAATATCGCCAGAAGCCTGAAGTCAGGGAACGTGAACGCGAATTAGACCGCGAACGCAAGGATGCCAAACGAGAGTACATGAGAGAGTATATGCGACTAAAGCGGGCAAAATTGAAGAAAGAAAAACAAGGTGAATAACGCATATAACCCTCTATTTTGAGGGTTTTTTAGTCATCAAAAAAATATTTTAAAAAAACTTTCCAAAACCCCTTGACAATATTTTGTTATCCTGTTACTATATAAGAGTGAGAGAAAAAACAGGAGAAAGAGCAATGTTTGTTACATTTGAAACCACAGAAGAAACAAAGATCACAATTGACATAAGTGGTGCAACTAATTGGTGTGATGATCAGCTAGTGACTGAAGCTTGTGAGCAATTAGGAATAGACTGGGTTGATTATCAAGATAGAACCAAGAAATTAAAAAAAGGGGTTACTGTTACTCCAATAGATTGGAGACCATTAAGAGTGGAGAGTAGACAGTGGGTGGTACTGAAAAGACCAAAACAAAAAGAATACAAAATTGACTACTGGTATTTTTATGATATCATGGGTAATAAAAAATATCCTGAAGTACCAGTAGAATACAAGCCAATATACAAGAATGGAAGTTTTAGAAGTTTTTAAGTGAAAAATGGGGTGAACTATCACCCCATTTTTCATGTTGCCTAAGTTTTAAAAACTTTCAAAAAAACTTTCCAAAACCCCTTGACAAATATTTGTTATCCTGTTACTATATAAGAGTGAGAGTTGAGAAATAAAGGTAAAACCATGAAAAATGTAGAAATTGATTTAATATGTGCTTGGATATGGGGGTCTAAAGTGTGTGAATATGCAAAAGAAATTTTTGCAAAAATGGTTGAATTAGGTAATCAAAAAAACTGGACATTTTGGATGTCTGATCAGAGCCAAACAAAACAATTGCTAGGTGAAGCTGTCAAAGCTTGTCATCTTGTTAATGAGTTCTCTGAAGACCAGGAACTCTATGAGGGGGACATTCAATGGTTGATTCAAAACGCCCCTTACTAACCAACTAACAACCTGTACTAATGCTAGTAAATTCAAGAAAAGCATGAAAGTAGGTTAAAAAAATGGGGTGAACTATCACCCCATTTTTTATGCTTTATTTAAATGAAGATGTAGTAAATTCTCAAATCAAAATTTGTACGGAACGGGAAGATTTGGAGGGTGTAAAATGCCCTGCTTGTTGTAAAGTTAAGAGTCAAAAAATTTATGTCCATTAGGTAAGGCAAGAATTTCTCCACCTTGTGAATAAAGCGCCTCAAAGGGTGCTTTTAATGTTCAACTAAACTCAAAAGTACCTTGTAATTCAGACCCCAAAGCACGGGCTAAAGCCTTTGTAACTCTGGGGCGTTTTCCGTCAAACTGCGGTTGTAGCGTAAATTTCCCCGTTTGCTCATTCCCCGTCAATGGGTCAACATAAACGGCTGATGCTTCCGACTGTTTACGGATCAACTCAGTTGGCAGTAATCGGGGTTTTACAGCATACCCGCGCAAGTTAACTACATTTGGGTTTTGCCCTGGTTCGGGTTTAACTGCGGCGTTACCCTCCATCCATGCTTGTACTACTACATCAGTTGTAGTTTGCACAGGGTTTCCTGTTTCGGGGTCAGTGACAAACACGCCAGGACTGGGTAATTTAAAAGTTATTACTAAATTTGGGATAAATGGACGCGGCATACTTAGACAATCAGCAACTTTTAATTAATTTTCACCAAACCAGGGACATCCGACTGAGAAACAAAATAGTTGAGACTAACATGGGGCTAGTCGGTCATATAGCAGGTAAAATGACCGCTTGCTGCACAGTCCCAAGAGAAGACCTGATACAAATTGGGGCGGAGGGATTAATCAAAGCGGTGGAGAGGTTTGACCCTACTAAGAAAATTAAACTTTCCAGTTACGCCGTGCCGTTTATTTATGGTGCAATGGCGCAATTTGTCAGGGATAAAGCGCGGATGGTAAAAGTTCCGCGTCCCCTCCAAGAAACCCACCAAAAATTGAAGCGACACGCGCAAAAACATGGCGTAACTTATGAACAAGCGGCCATTGAACTAAATATCTCTTTACAAGTTGCCAAAGAGGCGGCGATAGCTTGCAATCAAAATAATCCTGAACTACCCGAACAGTTGACAACGGAGCAAGCAGAGGAATCAGAGTCAATTCTCCCGCTGCTTGATAAGTTGCCAGAACTTCACGCCACAATCATCAAAGATTTATATATTACCCATATCCCCGCCAAAATGTTGTGCCAAATCCATAATATTAAATTGAAGGAATTACACCGCATTAAATCTGAGTCTTTACAAAAGTTAAAGTTAATTATTGCGGGGCGTGTTCAATGTCCAAACTGCAAATCCTATCAAACTATTAAAAATGGTAAACGTGACGGGAAACAAAGCTATTTGTGCAAGTCCTGTCAGACTCAATTCAGGGAGAACCCATTGCCAAATGGGAGACGTGGCTATTCTAATAATGTGAAGCTGAAAGTTTTGGAGGCGATCGCTAACGGTAAATCTAGTTATTGGTGTGAAACTTATTTGGGAGTTGACCACAGCACCGCTTACCTATGGAGTAAAAATTATGTTATCAATAATTCAATAAATCTATCGAAAAAACGAATGAGTACCAGTCAATCACAATGGCAGATTACATCAAAATTTACGTCACTCGCTGATTACCTAATCAAGAACTGTGGTGAATCACCAGAGTTAGACGAGGCGTTAAAACTGCTAAACAGCGCTATGCAAAAATCTCAGGAAGCCGTCGAGGTTGCTAAAAAATGAGTGAAGTTTTACGATTACCAATCTCCAGCGTATTGGCAAAATTCCACCCTGAAAATCCCCGCGAACATTCAGAAGAGAATGATTTGCCTTGGATTCGTGACAGCTTGCTAGATTTTGGATGGTTGATTTACCCCACAATTCAGCGAAACCTAGACGGTAGTTTCGGCTACCTCATCTCAGGACATGGCAGGGTTCAGGGTGCGGATTGGTTAAGCCAACAGGATGAAGATTTTTTCCTGAAAGAGTGGGATCGGTGGATCAAAGGGACGGGGAGAGATAAAGTAGCCGAAAAACATCGAGAGCGGTTTTGTGCTAATTATTGGACTGCTATCCCCGTCGTTCCCGTCACGCTCGATGAACTATCCCAAAAGTCGGCGCTGCTTCGACTTAACAATACTAGCCATGATGGACGTGATGACCCCGGTAAAATTGCCGCAATTTTGGCACAAATGCCCAAAAGACAGATTAAAACAGCGGGTTGGGATACTTCAACTGCTAACAGTTTTATGCGAGCCTTTCTAGTTCGCAAAGAAGAACCGGAAGAGGAACAGGAAGAAACGGGTTACGATTTTGATGACGAGAAATACCCAAATCCTCAAATGAGTGAAGATGGCACTACCATTGACGTAACACCCAGTAGAAGCGATTACACACCTCCACCACCTGCGGAAAAGGTCATTGTTGAAACTGAAAATGTGACAGATGTTGGTGCAGTTCAGTCAATTAACTACACCGGGAAGGGTGAGCAAACACAGTTTTTTATCTTTTTAGATAAGGGTGATTTAGCTAATTTTCGCTCTAAACTTGACCAACTTGCACCCAAAATTGGCATCTCAACTGAGGGCATGGTTCAGCAATATCGGAGTCAGGTAATTCTAAAGATAGTAGACATGATGAGCACCGAGTTAGGAGTGGCAATAAATGACAGTACAGACGGAGCAATCACAGCCGAAAACGTTGGATTCTGACAAGTTTTTGGAGTCATTCAGGGCTAAAAAATATCCGCCTAAAAGGTACAAGCGGAAAAACCTATCACCTGAGTTTATAGAAGCCGCACGTCAACGATGTTTAGTACATAGGCCTTGGGAGAAGTCAACCGGACCACGCGATAAATCCAAATGTGGAAAGAACAACATCAGGCATGGTCGCCGTTCAAAAGCGATGCAGGAAGTCAACAAGATAATTACCCAAGTAGTCCGGTTGGTTCGTAATGCCAAAGAAGAATAACGGACTCTACGGTAAACGATTATCTGGGAAATGGCGCGACGCTTTCACGGATGCCCAAGATTATGACTTTGAGAGCATTGTCCGTGAGAGTTTTTATGCTGCCCATGGTCGGATTCTTTCACAAATTGAAGGCGCGGGGAAATTCTCCAAAGAAGGGAAAACTTTGCTCCAAGCGTGTGAAATTTTAGTTGAACAAGGGGAGCTAACTTTTGAGTTTGTCGAAGAATTAAAACTGCGGCTTTTAGGACTTGATTTAAACGGAATGTTGGCAGCATTTCAGGGAACTTTAGCTTTAGCGGATGGCGCGGTTCGCCTATCAAAAATGGGGGATGTCCGCCGTCAGTTAGATATTTGCAAGGCATTTATTGTTGCTATTCTGCAAAAATCACAAGACAGAATGGCGCGAGAATTAGCACTTGCTTGTATTCAACAATTGAAACTAGACGCTGATTTACCACTAGAAGAATTGGAGAAATTAATCCATGATGCCCAAGAAGAAAGTGACGACCAAGAAGAAGATGACAGCGAAGAAACCCAAGAAGAAGTGCAGCGCACAGAAGAAGATGTACTGACTTGGCCTGAAAACATTTTAGAAGGGGATATTTGGGGAGATGGAAATATCGAAAGCACTGCCGCAGAAGAAATATATAGAAGCAGCGAAACGGGCGAAAACTGATGAATTTCAGGCACTCAAGAACAAAACCATTGAGCGTGTGCGGACTTGGTATGATGATCCTAAAATTAATCAGGATGTCATACCAGGATTGTGGTTTGGGTACGGTAAAGACTCAATGGCAACTGCAATAATTTTGGAATTAGCAGAGGTTGATTATTGTAATTTAATTATTGATTGCGGTGCGGAACTTCCGCACCACTATGATGTTTTGCCAGAGTGGGAGGATTATATCAATTCATTTGGTAACGGGTTTTATTATGAGGAGTATTTAACTGATGACCCGTTTCCATTAATTATTAAAAAATATTTAGATTGGGGTAATTCTTACGGATTAAAAACTAAAGATGGACAACCATTGAATTTTTGGGATTGGGGAGAAATGAGGGATAGCATTTCCTACGAAGCCATCTATCAATTTCAGCATAATTATGGTGATGGAAACCCCAATGTAATGTGTATGTGGGGAAATCGCGGCGCGGAAGGCATGGAACGCCAGTTTGAAATTAGTCGAGAAGGACTAATTCAATTCCGTGATCAGGACAAAAAAGACTATTTACCCTATGTGCGTGGACTCCCGATAGGTGATTGGCTTGATATTGATGTTTGGGCGTTGCTAGTGGAAGAGGACGCACCAATCTCACCTATTTACTCAATGCACCAAATACCGCAGAAAAAAGGCAAGCCATTTCCCCGGACGCTTTGGTATTGTAGCCCAGAAATTCTGTGTGGAACTTATTATAAGTGGTTAGCGCGTTACGCACCCGTTCAACTCAAAGAATTGTGTGACTTGTTCCCAGAAGTTAGCGCCAGGCTGACGGCTAAACAGGTCTGTGCATCCACCCATCACCTTGATGAAATGGCGTACCATCTACAAATCCCAGCCGTTTATACCATTCCGCTAAGTTTTCCTGACTCAATCCATTGTCGAACGCGCTGCATCGTAAACAAAGTATGGTGTCTGGGTGATTGTCAAGAATTACCTGCATGAGCGATCGCCCATAACCTTGACCTTGAAATTCTTGTCCAACGGATAAATCAACTATCTCGATATACTCGCACTGGTCAACAGCAAACACGCTGCCAATAATCTCGCTCTCATCTGTCAGTAACTCGTAGTGAACTGCATCACTTTCTGCTAATACCGTCATTGGGAAAACTAAAGATAAATTATTTACAAAATTAGGATTGACTATTATGGCTAGAGGCGTTGCTAGAAGCACTAGAGGCGGACAAGGTGGGCGGACTAGAAGGATAAAGACTGGCTTTGATCCTTATAGCGTGCCTAGAACTCTCAACAGGATTAACCGTCTTATGACACCAGCACAACGAGGGGGGGATTTTACTGATCCACGTACTAGGCCGCAAGTAATAGCAGAAACAGCACGAAGAGGCGGTAGGACTGGCAATGCTGGTGGCGGTAGGACTGGCAATGCTGGTGGCGGTAGCACTGGCAATGCTGGTGGCGGTAGCACTAGAGGCGGCATTGCTAACGTTGCTAGAGGTATTGGAGGTGGACAAGGTACGCCACGGAGGATGAGGATTGGCTTTGATGCTTACAATGATACCCCAGCCAGAAGACGTAACAGGCTAAACCGTTATTCGACAGCAGAATTTCTTGACCCAACTTCTAGGAGGACAATGAGAGAAGCACGAAGAAGTGGGCTTACTGCTAATGCTGGCGGTGGTGGCGGTAGGACTGGCAATGCTGGTGGTGGTAGCACCAGTGGTGATCCCCATCAAAACAGAGGTTCTAGGAGGGCTGCATCAGCAACAGCACCAACACCAGCAGTCCGTCCTAGACCTAGCGAAGCAA